CTTACCTACTTGTGTTAGAACTTTACCGTCTGTCTCACGTACTAGTGCTTGTTGACCTGTAGCGATGTTGTCACCTTTGAAGCGGAAGTAGGTATTAACCTTCTCTACGCCCCAATTAAGATTGGCGGCTTCCATCATCTCTTGTGGTGACATGTCATCACCTACTGGTGTTCCTAGTCCATGCCAAGGAAGACCGTTGCTTGCGCGATACGCCATTTGTGCTTCGCCGTTAATCATTTCAAGTTCGTGTGCCATGATATAACCCTTTCAAGGTTTTAAGTTTGTTTTCATTACATATATTAATGTAACATAGTTTTTGTAGATGTCAACTATAATTTTGTGATTGAGCAACAATTTCTTCAAACATGATTTTAGCGCCCATGTCTGTTTCAAACATTTCTTCAGTCGCAAAGTCCATTGAAGAAGAGAAGTACAATTCATTGTTGTCGATGCCGTACTTATTGACCCAATACACACCGTCTTCTACAGTGTCGGCTCTACACTCTATTGAACCTTGGTCTGCACATTCAATGCTAAAAACAAGACCACTATTATCGGCTGAAACATAATTAATTGACATTTTTTTCTCTTTCGTTTGATTCTTAACTTACTCTTACTTTGTAACGAATCTATCAAACGTTGTCAACAACTTTTTTCAACTTTTAATGAAGTTCTTGGCTTGGTGTGGGCATGACATCTATCATGTCCCAAGCATAACCACCAAAACCAGACCTACATATATCTGGAATACTAACGAATTGTTCTTTGGTATCGCTATCGATCTCTGCCACGAAACAATGTTCCAGATGACGTTTAATGTGTCTGTACATGTAAGATGTGGCTTCTTGCCTAGTCTTCCAACAAGTTGCTCTGGTGATGTATAAAAAATTGTGAGATGAGAACAACATTCCCATCCCACCCATTTCTTCATCTTTTCTTGTACCCAGAAAAATTCCTTCGTCTGGGTCAATGATGATGTAACGCATTACATTCCTTTCTTAGCTTTCCACTTAGCAATGATGTCCTTAGACCATGTTGGGTTTTTGGTTTCGATGATAGCGTGTGGTGTCAAACCTTCGGCACGTTTAGCGGCGTATTCTTCAACAGTCCAATTTGCCTTCAACTCTTTAACAAATTTTGCTTTAGTGATAGGAGTACCACTGTATTTAAAACGAGCGATGAACAAGTCAATACGACGACCAACATTCGAAGGGTGTATGTTTGGCTTGTTTTCATAAACTGGCTGACCTTCATAAGCGCCACGAAACATCAAGTAGCCACCGTGGAAGTCTAGGTTTTCATTTGTAAAAGCAGTCATGTCATTCTCTCTTTCGTTTGATTCTTAACTTACTCTTAATTTATAGCGAATCTATCAAACGTTGTCAACAACTTTGTTTTAAAAATGTTTTTCTAGCATATCTAACACATCTTGGTACTTGGCAATTTCCATAATCTCTTGTTCCATGGCTTCAAATACATCAGGATGTTCACCAATACCCGCTGGGTTGGCTAGATATACTTCTACATTCATTTTGTGCTTTTCGATATGTCCAATCGCATGTTGGATCATAGCATTAATCATTTTCTCTCTCATATCATATTCCTTTTTGTTTTTTGTACTCTTTGCGTACATTTAAGAAGTGTTCCAAATAATCGTATGTATTTATCTTGAATACTTGAGGCTCATGATGATCCACAGTAATGAGAATTACGCCCTGTTTAATAGGTATACCTGTCCTCTCATAGAAAGCGGCGGCGTAGAAAGATGCTTGAATGAAGTAACTTGTAATCCATTCTTCTTTCTTTGGTTTTCGAGATGTTTTGAAATCAATAATAGACAACTGCCCATCGAACTCTGCAATACAGTCAACCTGTCCAGCAGTCTTTAAACGATCACTATACAAGAACACCTCTTGCATCCAGATGTTATCCAAGCGCTTATCCATGATTTTCTTGATGTCTTCAAACGAGAATAGGTTAGTTGGCATTGCGCCTTCTTTCCAATTTGGATCGTTGTTTAGATAGTCCTCAGCCAACTTGTGGACTGCCGTACCTCTTACAGATGCTTGTTGGGATATCTTATTGGCTTCTACTTCGCCAACCTTCTTGCGCCATTCAAGGATACCCTGTTTGCTCAATATACCTAACACGGTAGTTATTGATGGGTATGCGTTACCTTCTGGGGTGAAGTATCTTCGTCCACCCTCAGTCGTTTTTCTAGTCAACGTAGGCAGTTCTACGTCGTGCTTCACATGATTAAACATAATATAACTTTCTATTGATTCTGTATTATACCACAGAAAAAATTATTTATCCACCTAAAAATACTTTACCTGATCCAGATGTGATTTCTGCGCCACATTGATAAGTATCGCCCTTACGTCCAGCACCTTTACCTTCGATAAAAACTTTGCCACTGTAAGATGATAATCCTGGAGTGTGAGTTGCGCATCCGGGGAATGTGTGGGCGGTAACGGCGTCATCCTTTCGAACAACGCCAGTACCTTCTGCAAAAACTTTGCCACTACAAACATTAGTAGATGTCGTAGTCGGAGCCGCATCACAAGCGATACCATCGTTAGGGTTTGCATCCCCAACGGCTACGTGTACTGTATCTACAGTCTCTACTGCATCTCCTCTAGCGGCTTCTGGCATTATGCGGCTTCCAATATCTTTTCTTTGGCGATGATATATTCTTTCACCAAACCAGATCGAACAATATCATCTACTGTAAATTCAACTGTTTTGAATGACGGAATGTCTTTAAGAACCTTCATAAAATCACCAAGACCAGAAATATCTGCCCTGTTACGGTTGGTTGCCAAGTCATCTTGTCTTGTGTCTCCACAGAAGATAATTTTTGACGATTCACCAACACGTGTAATGATCGTATCCAATTCGTGGTATGTCATGGACTGGCACTCATCAACTAGGATAATTGCGTTGTCAAAGGTCAATCCACGAACAAACGAAGATGTCATAAACTCAATCATCCCCTTTTGCTTTAGAATTTGGTATGCATCTTTCCTTCCGAATAAATCATTTGCGATGTCTTGGTATGGGGCTTCAAATACAGCCGCCTTTTCTGCTTGAGAACCAGGCATAAATCCCTGTTCTCTTGTTTGTACTGCTGATCTAATGATCACGATCTTTTCATATTCTTTTTTTGTCATGACGTCTGACATTGCTAGATATAGGCCGCACATCGTTTTACCTGTGCCTGCCGTACCTATAGCGGCGAGATTTTTTCCTTCTTTATAAGAGTTGAATAAGTCAGATTGAGAGACGGTTAGTGGTGAAATTTGGCGCATTGCGAACTTTTGGTTTAAAATGCTTACTAAATGATCACTGTCTCTGTCTAGTCTACGCTTTTCTTTGCGAGATAATCTGCGCTGTTTTGTCATGAAACCTCCTAGCGATAACCCAACAATTTTTATTAGAATGTGTTGATGTTATCTTTTTTATGATGATGTTTAACGTTTCTAAGTACATCACGAAATCCCTCATCGGGCTTCATTCGCCCAAGACGGTACGGGTCAACGAACCCCGGAAACTTTGTAAAAATTTGTTTGATTTTAGGATTAGTCTCTAGGTAATGCTCTAAGTCTGCCCAAGGCATACTCTCTTCAAACTGTTCATGTGTTTCTTTGTTTTCAAAACTATAGGTAGGCATTAACGCTCCTTACTTTTCCATACATGTATTTATACAATTGAGTCGTACAAACCACGCCAATTTTTAATATTTGTTACATTTGGGTGAGAAAAATCTTTGCTGTGGTTTGAGGTTAGGAGATATGAGTTCAACCCCATCTCTACACCAAGTACGGCATTCTCTGGTTTATCTTCAACCCAGATACATCCACTATCACGATATGGTTCAAGAGCCTCATCCTTGTCAGCACCACACGGTAGGCAGATGATTTCTTCGAAAATCTTTCGACCAAATACAGCTTCAAGGTTTTTCTTTCGTAGCTTACCTGCATAGATGTCATCTGATAGAGATGTGATTACATGGAATACATATCCATGATCTTGGTTTAATTTGCGCACATACTTAACAGCATCACGGAATGGTGTCAGCCATCCAACAGCCGCTGACTGGTTGAAATACTCAATTAGTCCATGTGCTTTCTCTGGTGTGATGCCAAACGTAGCACCCATGCAGTATGTCGAGATGGTTGGGTCTACAGGCTTGTAGCCCTGTTTCTCCATCCATCTAAAGAAGCTGTATGTCCATTCGAGTAGTACACCATCACAGTCTACCATTATTACTTTTTCATTCATCATCATAATATATATCTTTCTTAATCGTCTTTTTTATCAGAGAAGTTTGCTTGTTTCTCTTCACGCTTCATGCGCTTTCGATCACGGCGTTGTTTCATCCGATACTCTTTGTCATCGACAGCATCATCGCCTGATCCCCATTCTTCGTCGTAATCTTCACGGAACTTCTTAAAACTTTTAGCCATATTCTTTTACTCTTCGATTAGTTCTGGAAATGCTTCCATTAATGTTTTCTTTGTAAGACCTTTAACAGACTTATGCGATATCATATGGTTTGCCAATAAATTAGCATCGTCATTATCAATGTCTTCCAATAAGCTGATGAACAACTGTTCACGTTTCATTGGCTTCAGAGTGTCATAACCACCACCTTCTACAAAGATACGAAGTCTACGCGCTTCTTGGAATAGAAGGGCTTTTGCTTCATCTTCGTACTCATTATGTTTCCACGGTGGGGGTGTGTCTGGTATTAAAAACTTTACCCCTACATCATATATATTCTTTAGCACAACTCGCAACGGTTGGCTGTCATTTTCGCGCAACCATGCGATCTTTTCGCTCTTAGAGTCGAGTGTTTGTACATGATTTACGATTTCTGAAATAGATCGTCTTACTGCCATTTTAAAAGTCCTGTATATCTGAAACTAAGTTTTTTAGTTTCTTGGTAATAAAGAAGCTGAACAACTGTGATCGTCCAACGGTTTCCTCTTTGTTATATTCAGCCATGATCATATCTTTATAGTTCTGAGGTACTTCATTCAAGTCAATCATCTTTTTGTTCCGATTGTATCTTGCGATAGTTTCCTCATCCATATTCTCACTAGTGCCTTTATATAAAGCCATACGCTTCTGTGTCATAGGCTTCTGTCGTTCTCCAACAGCCAAACAATTGTCAGGCGATAGGATATTAGGTACACCATCACCGCTATCACCTTTGATGATATGTTCCTCAAGGAACTGCGTGGGGTTATTGTCACTCAACCAACGCTTACGGATAGGATCATATTGATCAACATTCGCATACGTCTGTAGTTGAATAAAGTCTTTATCGGCAGACAGTACAAGGTACTTTTCAGCGCCTGTGTTCATCGTCGTACCTTCATTGTGAATAATAGTACCAATGATGTCATCTGCTTCACAGTGATCAATATGGATTACCTTATACGGAAAGAATTCTCGCATCTCATCACGGATAACGTTCATAATATTAAAAACATTATTCCAATCAAGATCAGACTTGTCTCGTGTCTTCTTGCGATTAGCTTTATAGTACGGATACGCCTCGCGTCTCCATGTGTTTTTGCCATCAGCACAAATAATTATCTCACCATAATCGTTATGAAATTTCTTTCGGTTCATCCGTACTGAGTTCAAGAACATATGACGAATGACGTTTTCATCAATGTCTATGTTCGTATGGTTACCTACTGCTTGAAAAAGCGAAGCAAGGATAACCTGATTGAAGTCCATTAGTATTGCCATTATATTTCTCTTTGTTTTGTTTATAGATCATTCTAATCTATATCTTCCTCATTGTCAAGTATTTTATCTACCTCTTCGTGATATTCGTCTAAATCTATCGCATCATTCGCAAAGTCTTGTAGTGGATGGTGCAATCCTTGGCTCAGTAGATGTAGTGATTTAATTGTTTCCAAAACAAGAACTATAGAAGGGAAGTATTCTGATGGATCATCACCAAAATCACATCCACTTCTAATAAGTTCAGTTAATACACTTTGCCATATCAGTTCTGAAACTTGATCAGCCAACCCATATCTGAAGTCTGCTACTTGTTCTTCAAGTTCATCTTCATTTTGGGGTGGCGTCCCAAGCCTTTTTTGCTTGGGAAACTCTATAATATCAGCCATTAGCTCTCAATTCTAGCAACAACTTTGTCCAGTTGCTCTTAAATATATCAATACTATGAGGATACAACTGCGCTCTATCGCTTGTTGTCATCTTAGTAAGAAAGTTTGGATCATCTTTTTGGATGTCAAGAACTTGCTTAGCATATGCGTAAGCAATATTAGCATGTGCAGACTTATCTTCGTTGTAGTTGTATTGAATAGTTGCGTTAGCACTTGTCTCACCCAAAGCACCAATGTTGGGGTGAATGCAAAGTACACTAGAACGGATAGCTTCGATCATTGCAATGCACGACGTCTCTTGCCAAATACATGGATACAAGAAGATGTGTGCATTTTCCAACGCTTCCATAACTACCTCATTAGGCTGTGCGCCATGGTAGGTAATGTTGGGATGATCTGTCAATTCCATAAACAATTCACGGTATGGTTCGTCTCTCTGTTCCCATCCATAGATAGAAAAAGAAGAGAAAACGTCTAGGTGAATATTATCATGCACCTTAGTCAGTGCGTCAAATACTGGATAGAGCAATTCTAAGCCCCTGTGAGGCGTTGTATGGTAAATAAACCGAATTTGTTCAGTCGGTTTCTCTCTTGGCTCGTAGGCAGTCTCTACGGCGTTCTGAATGATAGAACACTTAGAGTGTGGAAGTCCATACATCGCAATATATTGATCACGTTGCCACTGCGAAACAAACACAAAATGGTCAAACTGTTTCCACTTTTCATTGCGCAATACCGCATTTTCTGGGTCTTGTGCTAGATCATGGCAGTATAGAATATTCTTATTGACATCTGCTGGTACGTGTCTTGGTCTTGAAAAGTGAATAGCTACATCACTCAACAGGTCAAAGTCCACGTTGTCTAATAGACGCTTACGCATCATCTCTGTACCACCGTTAGCGTTCTTAGATTGTTCGCTTTCGACAATATGTCCTTTATGAATCATGCTCATTATTAATTCTCCGAATTACAATAGTTTAAAATCAGTTACAGAATCCCAACGAAATGAACGCCAACCTGGGGCTTTCACATCATACACCACGCAAACTTCTTCGCTCACGGCGCGAACTTTTTTCTGTGTAAGGGGTTCTTCTTTTTTTGCGATTGGCAGTACACTTTCCATCAGTGTACACTGCATTACACGAACATCACCATTTTGCTTAGTGAAAGTTACTTCGCAAGTTCTTTCTTTTAGATTGGCAATGATGCCATCTTTATATGATTGTTCAATTCCCATAATATATATTCCTTATTTGTCACTTACTACTTAGGTACGAATTTAACCAAACCTAAGTCTTTGCTTAGAACTTTAAAAACCACGTCAGCCGCATCTTGGAGTGGGTCTAGTCTTAGGTTGGCAATGAAACGATCTACATAGAGTAGTTCTTTATCATATCGCCCTGCTATTTCCATTCCTTCAAAAAAAGTTTCAACATCGTATGGATTCTCATAGAACATCGATTGTGAATCCTTTGTTATTGCCTTTGGCTCAGCACTATGCTCTTTCTTTGACTTTGACATTCGTTTCCTCTTTATGTATTGCGTTTAGAGCGTTATGCAAGTCTGCAATAGTTCCATTATTGTGTATTCTGTGTGTCCTTACGTCGAACTTGTAGTCTTGCATGTATTTAGTGTCAATCTCAGTTCTTGATGAAATGACATATTCACGCACGATATTACCATTAAAGTATCTACGGCTATCTGTTGAATAATCACACCCATCACGTACAAGCTGTACAAGTACGAAATTCTTAGCTCCAATTTTATTTATGATAGGAAACAACTCATGTGAGAACCCACCATCAGATATAACATAATCTTTATTTGGGTCTATCTCTTCTGCTACCATTTTACCAAAGTAATCTAGTCCACGTTTTGGTTTGATAACATTTTCTGATACATGGATCATAGCCTCACGTCGAGAGAAACCCCCAAGATGAACAGATGCTCTTTCTTTTACGTCACGATTGTCATAATCAGTCATGAACCAATCTTCACTCACATCAAAATACTTAAAGGTTTCTTTAAACAATTGGTACTTGAATGAAAGATGTTTGTACCCCTTGGTTTTGAAAAGATCAGCCGCGCAATCTTTACCTGATGCTGGAGGACCGTTGAATAATATAATCATGCAATATCACTTTCTGCTTTAAATGCTTCTTCCCATTCACCCTCTACTATGCCAGATAAGATAAACTCACGATCTCTATCTGATAGATATGGCATGGCTTCGCTAATACAAACCATTCCTGTTTCATACAAAGCCCAATCATCTGGGGCTACTGGTATATCTTTAGAACGAACTTTGCCGCTGTAGGCACTTTTTCTTTGTATTTTCATATCACCACGACTCCTAGAATTTCTAATAGGATACACTATTCTATTAGAAATGTCAAGTCTTTTACGTGGCTTCTATGAATTTTGCAGTTAATGATACCGTTGTAATAGTCATCACGCAGTAGTACGTCATGCTCAAACTGGTATTTGGCTTCAAGGTAGCCAAGTTCGCCTTTTTTCATGCATAGAGTTAGTATCTCTCTATGGAAATTATCAGCACCTTTTTCTTCAAGCATAAGCTGTACAGCCTCAGAAGAACCGTAATAGGTTTTCCAATCCGACTCTTTTATAACAGTACGCTTTCGCTTGTACCCCTTGAGAGGTGGCAACTTACGAACAGACCTCAGTAGTTTCTTTCCAACGTATTTTTTGTCGTTAGACTTGTCTGTGATAAGGTACACGAAACCAATGTATTCCCCAATCATCTCAGACGTAAACTCTTTGCCTTTGTAGTGCCACATAATATAAACTCCATGATGTTATGAAGTTATTTATAATGTTGGTTCAACAACCCTTGGAATACAGACTGCTTGGCTACCTTTAGGAAATGTTCCATGCTCTCCACTGATCTGCAACCCAAGTACAGATCGTGCTTCAAAGCACTCTATCATAGTATCATAAGTCCAATGACCTTCTACTGTGGGTTCGTGGTATTCTCCATTAAACATGAGACTTATTAATACTAATGTCCATACCTCAATCAATGCGAATCTCCTCTTCATCCTCGAAGGTTACCATGACTTTCAAAGTTCGATTATCATCTTGCAACGAAAGCCATACACGCTCAACATTATGTTTTGTGTATGATCTTCCGTTGTTATCAATAACCTCTACGCGAGTTACATCATCAAGATTAATCATAACCACGCCCTGCTACTTTATCTACGTCATTTGGGTCTTCGTTGTCTACTTCCCACATTCTAACGTATTGAAAGAAATCGCCATACTTCGCCAGTTCAATCTCTGGGTAACCTTCAGAAATCAACCAAAGGGTTAGGCTCCAAGGTTGGGGCAGAGGATTTGGTAACGCTTTTGGGAAGCCATACTTCCATCCACTTGGTGGATCAACCATAGTTGTTTTCATAATATATCTCCTTTATAGTTTTCCATCACCAAATCCACCAGAAGTGTCTTCAAGTTCTTTGGCTAATTCGCTATACCCACCAATAAGTTTTCCATAACGGAATATTTGTGGTACAGTATTATACCCTTCAGTGAGCAAATTGTCAAGTTCATCTCTATACTTGGTGTAGGTAATATCTTTGTATTCGTACTTAAGTCCCATACGCTCACATAGTTTCTTAGCCCTAACACAGAATGAACATGTTGGTGTTCCGTAAATATCAATCATCGTTTGACCCCATTAAATAAGCACCTTCTGGTAAGTGCATTGCCGCATTCATTTCATTAAATTGTTCTGGTGACATTTCGATAAGAGAATAGCCGCCACCATCTTGATCCCACTGACGAATATAAGCAACATCATCATAAATCAGGAATTGAACATCTTCGTGGTTTCCTGTCGAATCTAGTATGGTCAATGCAGTTTCGTCCCAATCCATTTCAATCGTAAACATATTACTCTCCTAATTCTTTAAGTTTATCCCATGTGTCCTTCCAGTCTTTGACTGTAAAGTTCTTACCGTATTTATTCGCAATTTTCAAAGCATAATCGTTACCACCCTCATCCATTGCATCTCCAAAGAAATAGACTTCAGCACCTTTGAAGTCAGTTAGAATTTGTGATTTGTCTGCACCTTTTGGAGCTATATCTATTCCAGTCTCTCCACCAACGTTAGCTTGTAGGTCTGGGAACATCATGTTAAATGCGTTTGCTATATTGGAACGTTCATCAATTTTCTTGTCCCACAAGACATACTCAGCACGATTCTTCTTAGTAGCATTTCTGCCAACTACACTAAAGTTTACACATCCAGGACGTTCTTCAATATGTCTTCCTGTACGCAAACCAAAACCACTTTCGTATTCACAGCTAATAAGGAATGTTCTTGCTAGTTCTGGTAACTTCCATTCGTTTCTTCTCAAGTTTTGGTCACGCTCATATACGTCATTACCAGAACAATTATACACTCGTTTACATGCATGATAGATGTATGCACCAACTTGTTCTACAGTCTTAGGTTTATCACTACCAGTAACTAAGTATACATCATTATGTTCGCAAAATTTACTAAACCACACTGCAAAGTGTTTGTTCATTCTTCCCCTACTAGGAGTCAATGTACCGTCTACGTCAAACACATATTTAATCTTCGTCTTCTTCATAAATGTATCCTTTGTGGTTATCTGCTTCTGTTTTTTGTGGTTTTATTCTCATCTTAAGAATCATCAGTTTAAATTTTAATTTAAGAATAAACTTTTGCATACTGTTCATAGTATCTTCTCGCTATTAATTCGTGTCCTAATTCATTAGGGTGCATGTCTAAATCTGATATTCTATGTGACTTTGGTATATTTTGATCCATACCTTTGCCACCCATTGCTTGTATGAATGGGTATCCCCAATAATGATTGTTGTCTAAATCGTATAATCCTTCAGTGTTACCAAACATCAATGCCCATTGGACAGAAGTAAAGGTGAAACGTCCCTCGACTGCATCTAATGCTTTCATATATCTTTCTATTTCTACAGAGCCACATAGGCTTGACATTATAAACTTAATATTTAACTTTTTACATATTTCTTGTACTTGAAACATTTGGTCAAACCAATCCTTTACCTGCCAAATGAATAGATTTTCATGCCCTGGGTTGTAGTAGTGATCTATCAAGTATTTTTTATACAAATAATGGTAAAGCGGTTTAGCGGGTTCCGAGTGAAAAGGCAGTTCACGCTCAGGGTTTAAAAAATAGTTATGTGGATTAAGATTTAATTCATTATAAATGTGAAATCGTTGTATTTCTGTCCATCCTATCACGACTAACTCTATTTTTTCTTGGTTCTTTAGTATGTGTGTTATTACCTTACGGCAAATTTGATCGTTCCCAACACCACAACGTCCAATATTTACCACATCTAAATCGAGATACTCTCCCAATACCTCAGGCCATTTAGGAAAGGATGTATCCATATCTGGGTGAGGAATAGACTTAAAATAAGGGTCAGTAAAGCTACACCCAGCAGCTAAAATATACTTAGAAGACTTTGACATTATATTTCCTTTGAAACTCAAGAGCATGTTCCCACGTATCAACCATTGGCTGACCTTTTATATTTAGGCTTGTATTCAAAAGCATTGGACAACCAGTCTTACTATGCCATTCCTCAAGTATTGTTCTCAAAACAGATTTACAGTCTTTTCTTACGATCTGTACTCGTGCAGTCCCATCTACATGGGTTACTGACTTATGATCATGCTTTGCCTTAGCGACAAACTGCATGTACTCATTCATCTGTCCTTCGAAATATTCATCAGCAAATTCTTCCAAGATAGAAGGTGCAAAGGGTCGAAATTTTTGTCTACGCTTAACTTCGTTAATAGTGTCTTTAATGTCGAGTCTAGGGTCAGCAATAAGGCTACGATTACCAAGGGAACGAGCGCCAAACTCAGCACGACCATTTGCAGTACCACAATACCCATCACTGAGAAGAGTTTTAATAACATTTTTAATTTTGATTTCATTTTTAATCTCCGTTCCAAGGTATGGGTCTACCCAATTTAACTTCTTACCGTATGCCAATGCCGCCGCACCCAACGACGATCCTGCATCACCTGGGCTTGGCATAATCCAGATGTTTTTTCCAAGTTCCGCTACCTTAGTGTTGGCAACGCAATTCATTGCAACACCACCCATCATGATTAGGTTTTCATGTGGGCAGTATTTGTTCACTAAATCAACTATCGTATTTTCAACAAGCTTTTGTGCTGATGCCGCAATATCCACATCCATCCAATAATGAGGAAGTTTAGGCAACCCTTTATGGCAATTATAGTAGTGCAAGTAATTTTTTAAGTCATCTACATGAGTTGGTTCGCCGTATGCCGCCATTCCCATTGTAATGTATTCATCTTCCTGTGGCTTCAATCCTATGTGCTTAGTAATAGCAGAATAAAACAATCCAATAGAGTGTGGGTATTTAAAGCTTTTGATCTTCTTCATCTTGGGGATGTCATTAACCATCCAAGCATTCCAAACAGAAACAGTATCCCATTCTCCAATAGCATCGATCACTAAGATATTACATGTGTCGAACTTAGACGTGTAGAAACCTGCCGCCGCATGTGATTGATGGTGGTAAAAGGAAACGTCATAATCAGTACGACATGGTTTCCATCCCTGTCCAGAGTATAGCTGTCGTGTTTTCTTAAGCCAAGGCTTTTCATAGAACGCCACGGTTGCATCAACATCTTTAGGGTATTGTGATGGGTGCGTCCAACGATCATTCTTCTTACGACTATAGCGCTCAGCATGTGTAGCTGAAAGGATATTACCCCCATCAACTACACTTACGCTTGCATCATGAAAGCCTTCGCTTATCCCAATGATCATTTAGAAGTTCTGATTATCTAAAAGCAAATCGATCTTAGCTTCGATTGCATCCATACGCTCAAACACTTCTTCCCACAATGGTGAGATTTCTGTAACCTGTTCTTTAATTGGGGTTACGAAAACATCAGCCTCATATTCCATTGGTTCTTCTTCTTGAGTTTTTGTAAAAAGTTTAAACATAATTTTTCCTATTCTGTTCCTGTCCAATGTTTACGATTATGCGCCTTTGCAGTCAACATAGCAAATCTATCTGCAATCTTTCTAATAAAGTCGCTATTTTCTTTACGAGCTAAATCATGCAAGAAAATTTCCATTTCACCATCAGTTTCACGAACTTCCGTAGTGTCATGAATACCTCTCATAGGTAACCCTAATCCAGCAACGCCCTTTACGCCAGCTACGCCCTTTACGCCAGCTACGCCTTTTACACTATTCATCGCGCTACCAACGGTGCTGTTGATTGTGAATCATGATAATCTCCACTTTTGTAGTAATCACGAACTGCTTCTTCTTTAATCATAATACCATCACGCATACGGTATGTTATGATCTCACGTCTGATTACACCATTAACATCTGCATCAAATGCATTTTTAAACGGACCTTCTGTCATCATTCATTCCTTTCACAAACTCTTTTGCGTAGATCACTAGAACTAAATCTATGATCGCGCTTATTAAAATATAAATCAATATCACGTCTACGGCAAATATCTTTGCCAGTAAACTCTTTATCTCTGTATTCTTCTCCTAATATTCTAACATGAAGTTGGTACATTGTCAAGATATCTTCAACGTCTGCTTCTGATCCATATGGGATAATCTCATCAACGTACTTGACACCCTTAAGTTGGCTGTAACGCTCAACAATGGTCTGTACTGGACTGTTCTTATCAGGACGATCTTGGGTAGGGTCCATCTGCAAACCACAGATGAGATAGTCGCAATGATCCTTAGCTTCACGAAGCATCTGTATATGACCTGCATGTAGCAAATCAAATGTGCTAAACGTTATTCCTACTTTCATTTTCAATCCCATAAATTTTCGTAGTATTTACCAAACAACATAAAGCCATTACTCATGCGTTCTTGATGTGCTTTCATTCCTTCATGGTCAATCCATTCAAAACTACCAACCATCGACCCATTCTTTTGATCTTCAACATAGTCGCCGTAAAAGTCACCTTCCCAGGTATCACGACACTTTTGTTCAAACGCCCAAATCATTTCATCCATGATGTCATCCCACTCCTGTTCTTCTAAGTTAGCAGGAAAGCCGTGATTATTTTCTTTTAGTTGTACTAGCATAGGCAAGATAATATGAGCAAGTGTATGATCCATACTCCACGTATCATGTTTATCAATACGAACACTTATCTTTTGCTTGGGGTTCCACCCAAACAATCTATCTAACCAGTAGTTATAGCTTGGATAACCGCTAATTTTAACCTTCATCTCTCAACCTCTCATTATATTGCATAGCTTCTGATAGAATAGTTAAATCCACACCTTTTGTGTGTGCTGTATTTAGTAGTGCAGACACATCCTTAGGGAAGCAGTGACCACCGTAACCACGATCATCTTCATGTACATATGTGTGGCTCTTACCAATTCTAGGATCATCTGAAACACTCTGCAATAGTTCGTGAGGCTCCAAACCAACTTCGGAAGCCATATCATACATCTGGTTAAAGAACGCAACCTTCATTGCTAAGTACGAGTTGCGGAAATACTTAGTCAAAATTAAAATCTCAGGATTCTTTATTTCTACAGGAATGCTCAATGTAGATAAGATACGCAACCAATAAGTGGTATCGCCACCACCGATAGAAACTGACTTTTGATTTTTAAAGTCTTCCATTGCGTGGTTGGCACGTAAGTATTCTGGTGAGAATGTAATCTGTCTTTTTGGGTAGGCACGTTTGATGAGTTCCCAACCTTCAAGGCTAATTGTTGACTTTATTAATATTGGAACGTCATCTTTAATGCGCTCAATAACTTGATACACATTACTCATATTACACGAGCCATCTTCATTCTCAGGTGTAGATACAGCTATGATTGCCGCATCGCAATCAACCCACTTTTCATATCCTTTCATAGGATCATATATATGAGTAATGTAATGCGGCTGTAGGGACAACGCATGCGCCATCCCCACAAAACCATATCCACAAATTAGGATATTCATTTCTTAATCTTCCAATCGGCAATACGATCAAGTATTTTTTGATCCGACATGTCCTCTACCACATGTGGATTGTCACGTTTATACAGATTAAGAACACGCTCTTTGTCGAGAACAAAGGTATCAACGATACTCTCACCCATCCAATGTTGGGAGAACTCTTCAACTTCTTCCATGGTCACACTGTCTTGAATGTAATTGATGGCTTGATCAGTAGGCAACGGCATGTCACCTTCGAGACTAATAGTGCTAATTGGAATTGCATATCTCATACGGTGTGTAGAAACTACGGTAGTCACTACGTAAAGTTCATTATCTTTTGTCATTCATCTTTCCTTACTTTTCAATGTAAAATACATGGCTTCCGATACGAGCGATACGGTTCAAAGATGATGCCCAATAAGCTGTCATCCAATGAGCGTGGTAGTGTGTAGCGCCCTCAGTCATGCCACGAAAGTTAGCGTTCATGTAGATATCATGAGCATACTTACGAGACTTTTCCCAAGAATCTTCATCGTATGGTTCGTCATGCTTGCCATCGCAATACCATGAGAACTGACAAGACTTGCTACCTACTCTGTAACCTTGGTGTACAACTTCGCAAACTGTGTTTGGGTATCGTGTACTAACCACACGGTTAAGAACAACGTCACTAACACTCATAGCATCAACCAAACTAGATGCGTGTGTTTCGAAGTAGATGTTAAGTGCTAGACATTCCAATTCTGATTCTTGTTGCTCAGCTTCTTTAGCTTGATATGACTCTATGATAGCCTGTGTGATTTTATCATTTTCATGTGCTTGTGCAACAGTTCCTGCGTATATCATAGCGGCAAATACTACTGTATTGATTGCTACTGCGATTGTGTTTTTATAGATAGTTTTCATTGTAATTTATGCCTCAATTTTTTATATCTAAGGCACTTATATGATGATTCGTTACTTCTGTCAAGAATAATTATTCTTTATTTGAGTCAATACATTCTTTAGTTTAAAGACGATACCTGATTTCAAAGCTTCCTCTGACCAAAAGGTATCGTCTTGTGTGATAGCATCTAAAGATTCTAGTAGCATCATGTTCTGGGTTTTCAAAGCATCAATTTCATCATACAAATTTGTCTTGTCAGATTTTAATGCTTCAATTTCAGCCCATAATGCATCTATGTTAGGTTTGCGTATCATTTGTGCTTTTTGTAGAAGTCGTAGTCTTCTTGGTAGATTTTCTTCACGAACGCCAACTGTTCATCTGATAAGTCATCCTTCAAGATTTCTTTCTTTGTTTGGTTTAGCTTGTGGCTAACCTTAAATGTTTCCGAAACATCATGTTTGTCAACAACCGTAAACTTCTTAAATTTATCTTGATCAACAAACCATGCCTGTGGGTGGAAATGGTGTAGCTGATGATGTGAAGACAATTTGTTGAAGTTTGCAAAGAAATAGTCAATCTTTTCTTGCTTAGTACAAGTTTTCAGATCAACACCAAACGATGCGAACATATCTTCGCCATAGTGATAGTAGCGTTGTTTTTCAACCAAATAAGCATTGATACAAGACTCAAAGCGTTCGACTGGATCAGAGAATACCATAATTGGTTTTCCTCTCAACTCATCGTAATCATCTGTGTCACGCATGATTTGTCTACGATCAGGGAATGTTTCTTTGATTGTTACGCTACAGCTTCTTGGTACTTCAAACCAATTACGTTCACCATCAAGGTTATATAGTAATGGGAACTGAAGCTTCTGACACCAAAAACAATTACAAGCACTGAATTGGTAATCTTCATCCATTTTCACTGAAGGTAATAGAAATTCTTTAATCTCTTCATCTTCAAAGATCAATTTTGGTAGTTGCTCTACAGGGAACCTCTTTAGATGATGATTTACATTACCATCAGGTGCGCGTCCTTCTTCCATCAGAGTGTCACCAAGCTTATTGTACTCAGAGTATCCACTAGCACCATCTGCCATCCACTCAAAAGAGTCGTGTGCATGGGCAAACGAGTCTGCTTTTGCTTGACGTTGCTTTGCATTACCCATCCACGCAAAGTGCCAACCCATGTCTTGGATTACTTTGTTGTTATGAGTAGGCCAACGGATAGGCCAATCGATAGCGCCACATCTAATCCTATTGACAGATGTTTTCATGATCTGAGCCTTAGTCGCAAAGAACATAGCCTTCCACCAAACAACATGACTGCCATCTTCATTAAATGCTCTTAGGTCTGCACGTCCTTGTAGGTACGCCAGTGGAATTTTAAGAATAATTTCTTGGTGATTAACACACATTCTTGCAACCCATTTGACGTTCTCAGGCTTAATGATTTCATCTGCATCACCATAGATAAACACATCATTATCATTAAACTGATTCATTGCTTCCATGACAGCATCTTTTTGAAGACGTTCACGAACTCGTGCGTACAAGGATTCTTCATTGCCCTTGTTCACACCAGCATTGATCTTGTCAACCTTTTTAATCTCTAGTTCTTCTGTCTCTGGAATATCGTGTTCAATGTAGATAATCTTTTCCATTGGCAACCCTTGCTTGAGTGCAATGTCAAGAAACTTACGTTCGACTGGTTTACCACTGTGTGTCTTGTTTGATTCCACAATGATGAACTTATCAACAACATCCTTCAAGAGGTTCACTCTTAGTTTTAGTAGTTCTTCACCATAAGGGGCAAAGAATGGGAAGCAATCGACAATCATTACTTAGTCCTTTCTAGCACGGTCAAGCCGTTGTTGTTTGTTCTAAACTCTTTAAATTTCCACTGAGGGTTTTCCATAACAAAATGAATAATAGATGCAAGAAGCCCTTCACCAGCCATCGGTCTTTTATCTTTGAAGTCTCGCCAGTTCTGCTTTTCATCTCTACACCCATAAGTGTGGGTATCGTGGAAGGCAAGGAACTTCTTTGCTTTGTCTCCGTGCATCTTAAGCTCACGTTTCAGTTGTGAGCCAGAGTGCCAAGTATCAATGAATAGCAAATCTGTTTCTTCAATTTCTATTTTCAAAACGTTTGCTTCCATGTACTTCACGTCTTTACCAACAGTCTTGGCTCTTTTAAACAAATCCATCACTTCTTCATCTAGTTCCATGTCATATGATCTTAGAGCGGCATTCGTATTAAGAAATGCTCGACTACTTTGACCATCACGTACTCCCATTTCAGTGATATGTTCACATTCCATTCCCAACGTATAAAGCAATTCAATATGCTCATTGATGTCGGAAAATGTGTTCTTGGCGTTGTTGTACTCGCCTTCTATGTATTGTACGAAACTCATATGTCTAACCACCTTGTATTGTTCAATGTCCATTCAGTAACCTCTGCTAGGCGCTCACGCACTGGCTTTGGCTCCCAGTTCAGTTGATCTTTCATTCTTTCGCCACACATAGCATAACGCAAATCATGACCTGGGCGTGATGAATGGAAATCAACCATTTCGTATTTTAATTCTTTGCCTTGTGCCTCAGCGATAATCTTAGCAACCTCAAGGTTGTCTAATTCCTCTGCACCTACAATGTTGAACTTCTGTGATCTGATACCAGTACCATCATTGTTGCGTTGAAAATCTGATTGGATTAGTGTCAAGGTAGCATCTGCTACGTCATTCGCGTGAATGTAATGGCGACTGCCAGCTTTTGTTTTCTCAGAGTTAGAGTGTACTGTGACTGACTTACCGTCACGAATGTTTCTGATACACATAGGGATAAACTTCTCAGGATGCTGACGCTCCCCAAATACGTTCATTGTATGTGTAATGTAGATTGGCATGTCATAAGAGTTCTCGAAAGCTACAGCAAGTTCTTCACCACCAGCTTTTGAAGCAGAGTATGGGTTAGTACAGTTGTAACGATCATACTCTTTATACTTGACACCTTCTGGTGCAGGACCGAATACCTCATCAGTCGAGAAGTAAATCAACCGCTCAAGACTGTCTAGTTGTCTAGCATAGTTTAGAAGGTTGCATGTTCCTACCACGTTGTCCATCACAAATTCCATAGGATGGTCAATAGAGCGATCTACGTGCGAACCAGCCGCCATGTGAATTACGTAATCAATACGTCCAATATCTGCTGTGATCATAGGATTTAATTCAGCTTTTAGATCATGGTATACTACCCTAAATCTCTTTCGCTGTGCGTCAGTAAGGTCTGACAGAACATCGTGTAGACGGTTCAAGTTCCCACTATAATCAAGACGATCTAGCGAAACAATTTCCCAATCGGTTCTTCTTAAAATTTCTGAAATTGTATGGTGTGCAATAAAACCTGCGCCACCAGTTACTAGAACTCTTTTCATTATATACTCTCCATCAAAAACATTGTGTAATTAGCACCCCCTTATGTGGGGATGCTTTTATTTATACTATTTTAGCCAACCGATTTTCTTGCCTAGTTTAATTCGCTTTTCAGCCTCAGCTTGTGAACCAGGGTATCTCCAAGCCCAAAACACGATCAATGCCATAGTAATGGCTAAGTATAGTACCGCCTTTGGGTTGCCTGTAGTGAACCACAGAAACGCCAGAGAGGATGACATTACTGCCACCATAAGGTACTTTGCTTTCGTTGGATATACACGATACTTAGACCAATTCTTAATAAAAGGTCCGAAAGTCTTGTGGTTTAAAATCCAATTGTGGAATCTATCACTAGACTTAGCAAAGCAGAATGTAGCACCAAGGATTGGCGTACTCCACGGTAATCCTGGGACGATAACACCCAAGTAGGCAACGCCCACTAAGATGATGCCTAGAACAAACCAAAATGGTTTCATAATCTTTTTCATAATATTCTCTTTCTTACGAGGTGCAAAGAAATTAAACTCAAGTTGATTCATTTCAATACCTCTTTTAATGCTTCGACTAATTCCACCATCATTATATCGGTATGGAATGGAGTAGGGGCAATACGTAAACGTTCAGTTCCCACTGCCACTGTTGGAGAGTTAATCGGTTGAATGTATATACCGAATTCATTTAATAGCCTATCACTTGCTAGTTTACACTTGAACGCATCATTTACCATAACAGGGATGATGTGTGTACAGGCATTAGGATGGATATCCATACCAGCATCAACCAACATCTCTTTTAACTTGGCAGTTCTTTCTTGGTGTTTATCCCTAACACTATTGTGATCTTTTAGGTATGTAACAGATGCAAGAACACCAGCACATAATACAGGTGACATACTTGTTGTGAAAATAAATCCAGCAGCAACCGATCTGATTGCGTCAACAACATTTCTCTTACCTGCAATATAACCACCTTGAACACCAAACGCTTTGCCTAGTGTGCCGTTAATAATGTCGATACGATCTGAAAGACCTAGCTTCTCGCAATAACCTGCACCAGTATCACCATAAAGACCAACAGCATGAACCTCATCAATGAAGGTAAAGGCTTCGTATTTGTCTGCTAAGTCACATATATCTGCGATAGGAGAGACGTCACCATCCATACTATACACAGACTCAAACAAGATTACAGGCATCTCGTTAGCTTCTACAGCCGCCTTTAGATGTGTCTCCAAGTCATCCATATCATTATGCTTAAAGATACGTTTATTAGCCCTACTGTGCTTCACGCCCATAATCAAAGAGTTGTGGTTCTTCTCATCAGATATGAAACATACATTAGGCAGAATACGAGAAATAGCAACAAGCGACCACTCATTTGCTACATATGCACTCGTAAACAACAGAGACGCTTGCTTTTGGTGTAACCCAGCTAATACACGCTCTAATGTAACGTGGTAGTGTGAAGTACCACCAATGTTACGTGTACCACCAGAACCAGCACCTGTTTGATCTAATGCTGTATGCATCGCATCAATTACGTATTGGTTTTGACCCATGCCCAAATAATCATTTGAACACCAATTAACTATATTCTTTGGTGCGTATTTACCGTACCAAATGGAACGTGGAAAATTCCCACGCTCCCTTAGTATATCGTTAAAAATTCTATAACGACCATCACCCTTGAAATCATCAAGTGTTTGGGTAAAGTAATCTGAGTAGTGTCTGTTACGCTTCACAGGCGGCACAATCTGCTGACATTACGCGCTTACGTGTTAACGACTGAGCCGCTGACATTGAGAACGCATAGTACAAGCTCTTAACACCCATCTCATTTGCATACAGATACAATGCGTTAATATCCTTAACTGTCATATCTGGATCAAGCATCAAGTTCAAGCTTTGGCTTTGGTCAATATATTCCTGACGAATAGCCGCTTGATCGATGATTGTAGTTGGACTGATCTCAGAGAATGTCTTGAATACAGCACGTTCGTCTTCAGTCAAAAACTCAAGGTGTTGAACTGATCCATCACGGTTCTTGATCGATTCCCAAACATCAACATTGTCTTGATCCTTAGCCACGAGCAATTCTGTAAGGTATGGGTTACGAATAGTAACTTTCATCTTAGCAAGGTCTTTCACATAGGCATTAGAGAACTCAGGTTCAATAGACTGTGATACTTGACCTAGAATAAAGCTTGATGACTTAGTAGGTGCAATAGCCATTGTTGTCGTGTTACGCATACCGTAACCCTCTAGCAATGATGGTTCACCCAAAGTCTTAGCCATCTCACGCGAAGCCGCATATGATCTCTCTTGCATTGTCTTTGCGATTTCAAGATTAATTTGTGCCGCCTCTTTAGACTCAAAAGAAATCATATTGGACTGTAGATATGAGTGCCAACCCAAGATACCAGCACCTAATGCACGGTGGTTCTTAGCGAAGTCACGCGCACGTTTCATGTAAATTTGACCTTCAGTCTTACGAATAAACTCTTCACAAACTGTGTCAAGGAACATAGTAAGAACTTCAATAGCATCTGTATCTTTGATTGCATCCCAATGCAGAACATTAAGAGACGATAGTACACAAGTAAATGTTTCTTCATGTGAAGATGGTAGAGCAATCTCAGCGCACATGTTAGAAGCATGAACACGCATATCCTTGTCTTTGTAGACTTGTGGACGTCCATCATTTACATTGTCAGAGAACAAGATGTAAGGATAGCCAATCTCAGAACGGCGCTGTAGTACCTTAGCCCACAAACGGCGCTTATCAGGGTCACCTGACTTCATCTCATCAATGAACTTGTTGCTCACTGTGATGCCCGTTGTAAGCCCTTGGATAGGGTTGCCTTCAGTACCAATGTCAAGAAATTCATCAGCATCAGGATGTTCGATGTCTTGATACGCCGCAAAGAAACCACGACGAACAGAACCCTGTGATACTACTGAAGCTAATGTGTCATACATCTGCATGAAGTGTACAGAACCAGAAGAGTCTCCACTGTCAGTGATAGGCGCACCACGTCCACGAACAGCACCAAAGTAACCAGAAGTACCACCACCATTTTTCATTAGCATACCATTTTCGGCATGACCAAATAGGATAGCTTGCATACTGTCATCAATAAACGAGCCAAAGCATGACACAGGTAGGCCACGATCTTTACCATAGTTAGCCCAGATAGGACTTGCCAAAGAATAAAATCCACGACTCATATAATCATAGAATTTGTCAGCAAAGCCATCGTATTTTGCTTTTCTTGCTTTAGTGGTTGCCATATCTTTGAGATACCATTCAGCCTTATCTGCAATATCACGGATACGATCTTCTGGTTTTTCGTTGTTAGTCAAGTACCCTCTCGACAGGAATGTACGCGAGTCATCATTTAACCAGTAGTTCTTTTTGTATTTTCTCATTAGTTTCTTTCCTATTAAAATAAATCGTCTTCAGTGAAGGCTTTGGTTTTCTTTGAATATGCGGTTGATCGTTTAACGAAAAAGTCTACGTTCTTTGTACTTAGGATTTCTTCGACAAACCAATCTGTGCTTCTTACTGCTTCCTCATCTACTTCGTATAGAGGTTTCATGTCAATAGCCTTTAGTGACTGATTGAAACGATGCTTAAGAAATTCCTTGACTGTTGCTTTAGGTAGGAAGTCTAAATCATAATCATCATAAATCCAATCAACAATAGCAGACTCAGCTTTGAACGCATCACGGCAAAGACGATTTACCTCAGCGTTGCTATCTTTGTCAAACCATTCGGGGTTCTCTTCACGAATAATATTCACAAGTTCGAACCCGAAACGAGCGTGAATATCTTCTTCTTTCGATGTTGCTTCTACGGCATTAGAAATACCCTTAAGAACATTCTTGTGTTTGTTAAATGCCATCATGATAAGGAACTGACTAAACAAGGAAACATTCTCGACAAACATAGAGAATAGAATGATCTTGTGGAAATAGTCTTTATCATCTGCTGGTGTACCAATGGATTGCTCAAGATATGCAATACGCTTTTTCATTGCAGGTACTTCTACGACTTTCTCAAACTCTTCATTAAGACCCATAATCTCAATCAAGTTAGAATACGCATCAGCATGACGTACTTCTGATTCACCAAATGTAATACCAACAGCCGCCACTTCTGGCTTAGGGAAACGATCACCAATCTTAGACCAAAATGTTTTAACAGCAACTTCGATCTGTGAGATAGCCAACATAGCTTTCTTCACAATCTCTACTTCTTGCGGTTTCATTTTCACTTTCATGTCTTGAATGTCAGATGAATAGTTAAACTCAGTGTGTACCCAATATGAATGACGGATGGCATCAGTATACTCTACAAGTTGTGGGTACTCATATGGTTTCAGACTTGTTCTCTTACGAAAGATGTCTGGTTTGTTGTTATAACGAAATACAATGTATTCACGAGCAAGGTCATGTAGACCTTTATCCATCATAACGTTCTCTACTGTTCTGTGTACTGTATCAACATCAACGATAACATCAGTTGCATCATTGTTGATCATATCTACTGTTTCTTCTGTCACTTCGCTTGCAAGATACTTACTGCGCATGCTAATACTTTTCATTGCCTTTTCAACGGCAACGTTAATCTTTGTGCTATCAAATTCTTTGGTGGTTCCGTCACGTTTAGTTACGTAATTAACTGTTCTAATTTCTGTGGTATTTAACATTCATCGGCCTCTTTAGTTTGGTGACAACAGCATCTACACCTAAAATAGGAGCATATGTAGTGTTCTATGGGAATCAAACAGCTATAGGTGTGCTGTCTTGGTTATCTATTTATAACGCCTTAAACTGACATCTTGGCTTTTATTGTATCATGATGCATATAATTTGTCAATTTTATTTTATCTGCGTCATTAAGTCCGAACTCAGCCCAAGCATCGGTAATGTCCATGATACAGTCCAAGTTAAATTTATCGTCAATCTCAAGTTGGGGCAAATTATATTCACTGCGCCCTAGTTGCTCTTCTACTTGTTCAAAGTGGTCATTGTAAATGTGAGCATCACCAAGAGTATGTACAAACTCTCCAACGCCAAGATTACAATGCCTTGCGATTATGTGGGTCAACAAGGCGTATGAAGCGATATTAAACGGTACACCAAGAAACGCATCAGCACTACGTTGATACAACTGACAGCTTAGCTTGCCATCATACACTCTAAACTGAGACATTACGTGACAAGGTGGTAGTGCCATCTCTTCAATATCAGCGGGATTCCAAGCATTAAGAATGATACGTCTGCTATCGGGATTGTGGTTAATCTCATCAATGATATACGTAAGTTGATCAAAGCCGTTGAAGTCTCGCCACTGAGCGCCATAAACAGGTCCCAGTTCTTTATATAACTTGTGGTTCTCATATCCCAATTCAACGCCTTGCTTATCTGCATTAGCAGTCCATATAGTAGTCTTGTCTTCAAGGTGTTCACGATCCTTACCAAAGGTCAATTCAGCTAGTCTACGCTCATCTGTAGTACCTTCAAGGAACCATAGTAGCTCCGCTACCACTGACTTCCATGCTAAGCGCTTAGTAGTGACCGCAGGGAAGCCATCTTCTAGGTTAAACCTCATTTGATGACCAAAAATAGAACGTGTGCCTGTGCCTGTCCTATCAGCCACGTCACGCCCTTGTTCCATAATAATTCTTAGTAGTCTGCTATAATCATGCATCTTTATGTTTGCTCCTAATTTGAAAACTAATGTCATCAAGTGTCTCAGACCAATATTCTACATAAGGGAATTTGACAATAATATTTTCTTCTACGAATGTGTCACATATATAATTATTATTGAACGTTGTCAAGTAGAGTTTATCCGCATAAGGAATTGCTTGGTCATATATCTCTGCCCCACCCATAATCCAAATGTCTCTATCTGCCAGATAAAGCCCCTTAACTTTCTCAATGATATCCCCCATGTCACCAGAAAACACATGATCTGCGCCTTCTAGTTCTTTTGATGTGATGACAATGTTTGTTCTGTTGGGAAGTTTCTTTCGACCAATAGAGTCCCAAGTCTTCCTACCCATCACAACGATATCTTCATTTGTGTTCTGTTTGAACCAAGCCATATCTTCTTTGTTATGAGGCCAAGGCATATCACCTTCATACCCAATACCAAAATTTATGTCTGTTGCTAAAATTACGTTAACTGTCACATTTTTCTCCATGCTGAAAGTTTTAGTTCTGCTACCAATCCTTGGTATGTGTTCTCTTCAATTAGTTTCTCGACATCTGCAACCCCATTGAGGTACATGTCGTTAATATCTTTTGCTGGGACGTCACTAGGCCATATGCAGAGTTTGTGACCATTCTTGATCACTTTCTCCATACGAGCGACTATCTCCTTATTACGTGGCTCTGCATCGAATACATACACTGCGTTAGCGTTTGCCGAATTGCCATTACCCTCAGCACCATTCATAGCGATAGCATTGGATAAGAACATGCTATCAATGGCTCCCTCTACTATATAGTAAGGTTGCGTCATGTCAACCTTATCCAAACCGAATATCTTTGGTTTCTCTTCGAACATGATGATTATGTAACGAAGGGTTGAGTTGGGATCAAACGAACGTGCAGACACGCCAAAGCATTTACCGTCTTCATCTAAAAACGGTATTACAAGACGTGGCTCGTCTTTGATTATATTAGGGAACTTGTTTGGGACAACCTCATTGATCCAAGCTTGGAACTTCTGCGCATAGTACAGGCGATAATGATGATTTGTAGGTATCTTACGCTTCTCAATATAACGCTTGACTGGATGGTCATGCTTGAGTGCGCTGACTTTCTTGATCTTTGCGAGAGGGTTTACGTACTTCTTCTTGAATACAGGCGCTGACGACTTCCACTGATCATCATTAGTTGTTTTGACACTATTATTTGCTTTCGAAACAAACTTTTCAGCAATGTAGTCATTATACAACTGTTGGTCTTGCCCCTTCAAGAAGTGGGCGAAGCCTGACGATGCATTACAGTTATGGCAATAGAATGTAAATTTGTTGTCGCGTTCCAACAACCAAGCACGTGATAAAGAACGCTTCTTCTTAGAGTCGCCACAGATAGGACAACGAAAGTTTATTCTGTATGGTGTAGTCTGTCTTACGCGATAATTATCAAGACGTCCAGATAACATCTGTGCGTATTGTATGTCTACAAAATCTACCATTATATAAAATTCCTACTATTCCACTGTATCTAATTATACACGAATAGAACGGTTTGTCAACCAAAAAGACTAGGCCAATTAATTCTTGCTACCAACAACAACAGAATACCACCCATGCCCATCATGTAATAGCGCCAATTTTCCAAGACATTGATTTTCTTGGTCTGTTCGTTAATGCGTTGGTGAAGACTAAGTTCTATTGAATCTAGTCGATCTAGTATCTCTTTGGTTGTCCCAGTTCGCTTAGTTGCGTTGTGATCTGCTAATTTTTGGTGATCCTCTCGTGAAGAACGTCTATACTCTTCTAAACGATCTGCCAAGACATTCATCCTAACTTCGTCTATTCTTTTAGTTTCTTCACACAGTTTCTCTACGATTTCAAGCTTTTCTTTTGTGAAATCCATCACTTCAGCCTGCACCGCAACATTTTTCGACAGTTCTGCCATTTGGTCAATTGATTTCTCAACTTTACCAAAAAACTTGTTTATTTGTTTGATGTCGCTTTGTATTAAGCGAATATCAGTTTCCCAATTTGTATTGTTCGTCAATGTATTTACTTTCCTTATGCCTTTTGATGACGGAGGCTAGTGGCGAACTCCAGGATAGATATATATGACAAATCACGATGGTAATAATGTATTCCCTTATATTTATAATAACAAATAGGACGTATGTTGTTATTGAACTAAAATTATCGAATACCTACTATGTCATAACGACACTATTCGTCATATTGAGACTCATAAATACCAATTATTTTTTTCTGTTGTTGAATATATGCACGTAGATCAGCAAGATTTAAGGCAATGTCTTCGTAACCTTTATCTGTGACACCAAATATAACTATGTCATCAGACTTAATGTCTTCAAACACTTGTTCTACATTTTCTGGTGTGACAATAATAAACTCAATTTCTCGCATACTAAGCGGATTGATTGTGGGTACTATTGGTTTACTGGGCTGTACGTACTCAGTCTCAGTTATCACTCGTGGTGGGGGTTCCACTGGATTCCGTGCTGAGCAAGCCCCTAGAGACAAGATCATCGTAAATCCAAGGACACTCGCTATTAAACGCTTTTGCATTTTTAGCATTCCTTTCATTATCTGTTAGCTCTGCACCTGATTCTAATTCAAAACAGCGAAACGTTTTTTGCGAAGCATTATTAACAACCCTACCAACAAGGCCAGGTTTAGCCACAGCAAGTGCGCCTAGATCGTGTGATCCCAAACGTTGTTGTAGTTCGTTCTTTTGATTTCTAATTTCGGTGAAAGATTGTTGAAGCGCATCATATTGCTGACGTTGCCTCTCAAAGTTTTCTTGCATACTAGCAATAGTCGCAAGGTTCTTTTCGTTTACTTCTGCTATTTGATCTACCTGTGCAGTCAGGGTAGCGTTATACTGTGTCAATTCCATAATAGTAGCTTGGGTGGACTTGTAGTAAACACTACCCGCACCACCCAAGGCTATAAGAATTATTCCAAAGTATACAAAAGATGGCATAATAAAACCACTAAAGACTATTCGTCTTCAGCATCATCCTCATCATCGTCATCTTTTTTCTTGCCGTTTTTCTTATCGATAGCCGCTTGAAGTGCTGGTGGAAGTTTACCTTCTTCCATTTCTTCTTCATCATCTTCGTCTTCGTCATCATCTTCATCAGAGTCATCAGAATCGTCAGACTTTTCAGCCATCTTTTTGTACTTTTCTTCCAAAGCCGCCGCAATGCGTTCTTTCATTGCTTCGTCAAATGCTTCTTTCATTTCGATTGGTTGCTCTGCCAATGCAGTTTGTACGATTTTTTCTAAAGACATTTCTATCTCCTTTTTTATTGATTTATCTTCTATTTATATTATTTAAACATTTTAGCTTGGGTTGCAGGTCCTACGATACCATCTGCCACCAAACCATTCAATTTCTGCCATTTCTTTACACTAGTCTGTGTACCGAAACCAAAGTCACCATCGGCTGTAATACCCAATGCTTTTTGCATCTTAGCTACGTCATCGCCCTTCATACCTTTGCGAAGTGTGCGTGTGCCGCTAGATGCTTTAGATGCTTTCTTAGTAGGCATTTTACCACCTAAGACAGCCAAACAGTTATCCCATCTAGCATTTCTATCAGCTAAGCCGATTGTACCACCATTGATAGCCTTTGTCAAGCCTTTATTGTCGCCCTTATCAGCCCACTTCTGTAGCTTGTTAGTTTTCCAGAACCAACATGCACTTTCCATAGCACCTTTTTCAGTAGCTACATATCCAGAAGCTTCCTCGGCTGACATACCGACACTTTTTCCGAATGCGGCGTAGTTGTTACGCCCGGTGAGTTGCTTAATACCTCTGCCTCGAAATAACCAGCCATCGCCGGCATTAATGTTTCCCAAAGCTCCTCGCTTTGATCTAAATTCATCTTGGTAGACGTAGTTTGCGATTTTTTCTTGGTTTCTTGCATAATCTTTAGCATTCCTTTTGCCTTTACCTGTTCCAAAATAGCGACCAAAGACTGAATTTAATGCCTTTTCGCTATAGTTGAGGTTTTCTACTAATGCTGTGAAGTCTCTCGACTCATGTGAAGTTTGAGCCATGAAGCCAGCAATTCTATTAACGGTATTGATCTCGTATTCTTCAAACATAGGAATAGCGGCATCGTACCAAGGTTTTGGGTCTTTGTTGCTAGGGATCATTGCGCTGAATTGTTCTAGTGTAATCATGTTTTATCCTTCATTATATCTTTAAATGATTTCTTCTTTGACTTGTTTTTAGCAGTCCACGCCTTTTGTTGTGCCTTGGACATGTGACCACCATCCATGCCTGCAATGTTTCCACTACCGACATTATTTGCTGGTTCTTCTTTCAAACCATTCTTATCTCTGTAGGAACTTAAATCTTTAGATGCCGCTTGACGTCTTTTCTTTGCCGCTTCAGCATCTTTTACGTTTTGAGAATGAACTTTATTTACATCATGTCCCACCTTAGCCAAGTTCTGTCTAAGTCTTGCCCTACCAAATGCTTCATCTTGAGGGTTGACAGCTTCAGCCATCATGATATAATTGACATATGAGTCATTAAATAAAGATAACGATTCATCTATTTGCTCATCAGTCATATCTTCACTAAGTAATGACTCGTCTGTAAAGTGTTGATGTTCTTTGATTAGGTATAGTGCCGCCGCATATGATGCAAGACGTGAACTACCACCAGGTACTTTGGCAAGTAGCTTCTTTAGATTAGCAACCATAATATCAAAAACACCCCAAGACTTCGATTGAGCCTTTGTGGTGAATTTCTTACGTTTGATTAATACTTTACCATCTTTATCAATGATACCTTGCTCAAATGCATCCCATTTTTCAAAGGGGGTAGCAAGACGTCTTACAAATTGATATACTAAAAATAGATCAACTACCATTTATCATATTCCTTTAAGCAGTTCGCTTATTGTTTCGTCTGCATTTATGTTATCTTTATGTATAACCACATCTTCGTAAGTAATATACTGTGGCATGAAGTTAAGATACTCCACGAAAGGCTTTAGGTATTCGTGGTAATCATGAAGTTTCATAAACAACATGTTAGTAGCTTCTGGACCAAATATATTGTAAATTACAATAAGATGATTCAGAATCAACCTTTCTTTTAAGTCATTATCTTGTCTGTACCTACCAAATAACTTCCGTAGGTACTGAAATCTTTTCAAATCTTCGTCAAACTCTACAATATCAGCACAATTAGGATTGTCGTAATATTTTGAGGCAAACAACAGAAAGGTTGATTCTGTTAATATCATAATCTATATACTGCTCTTATGCGTCAGCTACGATAGCATCTTCAACTGCTGTATCACCAGTAACACCCAAGTCACCTGCATCTACAGCAGATACTTTCATTGGTACTAGGCATTCAGCGTGATGACGTCCACCAGCAGTCCAGTATGTCCACCAACCTGGGCCAGTGATACCTTTTGCACGGTTGCCAGCAATACCAGCCTCTGTAAGGTCAACAAAGATTGCGTTATCTCTGTCGTTTGATTTGTTTGTGTTAGCCGCCGCATCTTCCAACCAAGTCGGTACGGAAGCTAGTGCGTCTGTTTTTCCCCATAGTGCCATTTTAATTCTCCTTTAAAGGTACTTTGTGATATTTAGTTATTTTTCTTGTGCTTTTTTTCTAGCAGTGGCAAGTCTTGCTTGTGCGTCTTTAATGCGTTTAGCGTCTTTCAACTTTTTCTCTGCCTTGTTAGCTTTAGCTTCCGCAGAGTCAGCCCTAGCCGCTTTCGTCCCTCTGACGTTGCCTTGCTTATCGGTAACTGTGTTCCGTACACCTTTAGCAATCATCTTCACTGCGCCACCAATGGCTTTACCTACAAATTCATCGATTTGTTGGTCATCAGTATGAGTGCCTTTTCCATCACAATGTTCACAGCCCTTGCCGTTGCATTTAGGACATGTAATAGTTCCTTCTTCGACTGATTCAGCCGCATCTTTAAAATCTTGGTCAGTAGGAGCGCCATCTGATCCTGGCTTTCGCATCTTTTCACCAGAACCGTTTTTAATACGTTCACGTTTCTTGTTGATGTTAGCCCACAGTCCAGACTCGCCTTCTTCGATTTCTTCAGCTTCTTCGTTAGTCGTAGCTTTAGCAATAGCTTTTCTGCGCTTATGTAGGTATTGGTCAGATGAGTCAACGTCTCCATCATTATCGATGTCTCCGTCTTTACGATCCTTGTGCTTGCCCTTCAGAGCTTTCTTATTCACTGGGTCAAGACCCTCTGACATGTATCTTCTGAAACTTTTCATGACGTTCCCTTTGGTTTTTGTGTTAAGATTACTATTATTTATAAGAATTATGTTACCACTTGGTGAATTTTGTTACCACTTGACCTTATCAGCCCAATACGCGGCTGACATCTTGCCCTTAGCAATATTTTTACCGTGACGTGCTTTAAAAGACTTTCTTTTAGCTTTCATATTGTCAGATTCACCTTTTTTAGGATCACCAGCAGTAGAAGCACCTTGTTCGCCAAATCGAATAGTTTTTACCTTATCACCATCTTTAGCAACAACGATATGAGACTTTTTAGAATGGCTTGGAGTACCTTTTGGTTTGTTAAAACCAGAAACACCTGCCCTAGCCAATCTTGGGTCTTTATCAGCCATCGTCAGAACCCTTCATATAATCACGCACAGAATCCAAATAATCTACCGCCTTTGTGATTTTATTCTGCGCCCACTCTGGCATATTGTCATCATCGCCAAGCATAGAAATCATATCTTGTGAAGCATCGATAGCAGTCTTCAATTGAGTTTTAGCCATGCCACCTTCTTGATCATATTCACCTGGGTCTTTAGCTTCTAGGAATGTTTTAAAATTACGCATCTGGTGTGTCTTTCTTTAGCTTCTTAGTAAGTTCTGGTGTACCCTCTTCTCCAGCACCACAGCTTTCGATGAACGATTCAAAAGCCGCATCTAGGTCTTTTTTCTGTTCATCTTCATCTTTTTTAGGTACTCTTTTAATCTCACCCTTTTTCTTCTTTTCGTCTTGCTCTTTATTAGCAAGTGTGGCAAGACTATCTTTTTCTTCTTCAACAGACTCGTAACCAGCCTTAAGAGGTTTCATACCCTTATGCTTTTTTAAACGATCTTTCATTGCTTGGATGTCAGATTTAAGCTTGCTGTAGTTATTAGCTTTCTTAAGCTTGCCAAAACCAGACTTCGTAATAGACTTGACGGAAACATCCATCTCTTCGATATCTAATGCTTCTGTAGCTTCCATTAGCTCTGCAATCTCAAGGAGTTCGTCAACCATTGTAGACTCTTCCATGGGCTTTTTCTTAAACATACGGAAACGAGCATCTAATTTTGGTTTCTTGTCTGCTGACAATAGCATGTGTGGTCTTTTCATAACCTTCTGATCTTTGAATGATGCTTCTCCCAAAGCCTCATTTTGAGTATTACAACCACAATTGCAATCTTCTTTCTTTGGCATCTTCATATCACAACCGCATGATTCGCAGATATTCTCGTTGACGTCTTCTCTTACACCATTATTCATTTTGCGCTGTCTTTCTTTGATTTTGATGCCTGGGATTAATTTCTTAGCCATCATCTCAATTCTGCTTTTTGCAATTTTAGCAATTCTTTTATCAATCACTTCTTTCTCACCAGCACCCAATTCAGCATAACGTCTGTTCTTAGAGAACTTTGCCTTCAATTTTTGGATAGCGGCTTTACGAGCGCGTTTCTTCAACACTTCCATAGTAGCTGTTTTGCGCATAGCCTTTTCACGACCACGTTTCATCTTATGTTTATTTTTTCTAGCGGAGATGCCAGCCTTTCGGCGTTGCATTCTATTCATAACTTCTTGGAGTTCTTCGTCGCAAACAGCTTCGATTAGAGAGTTTTCTTCTTGTTCTTCATCAAGCGTAGGCTCCGTATCAACCAAATTCTTGGAATCAAACTCTTTGCCTTTAATATCGATCTTTTTCTTGTCTTTAGCTTCTTGCATATCAGAATCCATTTATGTTGATTTTTCTTTTATTTATAATTTTTAAGAAAGGAAGGTATGAAATCGTAGTTTTTATTTGCAGAAACACCCCAAATAGTCGATTCTCTTAGCCATCCAATGGTAGGAGTTGGGGAAGCTATATGAAGTGGCATAGCAGTTCGACGCTGACCACGAATAAAGTAGTCATTATCAACTGCACTCCGCAATCCCTGTGTATGTAGCTCATCCACTAGAAACTTAGCAGTTCTTTTAGTCATAGCATATGCGTGTGCGCCCTCATGACCATCAAGCCTAATTAGTTCATTAGGAACACCAGCAGCGACATGATCATATCTTGACGGATCATTTAGCTTATACCCAAGAACCACAATGGTATTCTCTGGTATCTCTATTGTTATTGGTTGTAGCATTATAGCGTCATGTTCCAACACAACCCCAACGTTATCAGTACCGTTTGCGATCTTCTGCCATATGGCAATGTGACCAGCAGTACAACACATAGCCTTCTGTCCTTGGGTTGGTTCTGGAATGTAACTATAAGGTTCTGTTGGCAAACTAGGTATGTTTAGATTAGCGAACGCCATCTTACCAGTTTGATTGGTATAACCTATGTGGTATGACCAAGGTAGCCCAACTTTATCACATGAATCTGCGCAAGTCTTTGCATAATCATGCGACAACTTCTTATCAATCTTTAAGATGTGAGCCTTCATACGAAAGTTTCCTCTGCTGTTTTGACGTACAATTGTACGTCAGCGCCAAAGGTTTCATGTAGCTTATCCATAGCTTTCTTGTCAAATGTGATCTCATTGTCTCGATTTGTTCTGAAATCATTTTTGTGGTTGGGCAATGGATGTGTTACCTGTAGGTTAAGTTCGCGCATCATATGACTTAGATCATTTGCGATGTTCTCATACAACCAATATTCTCCACGAATTTCCCCATCTAACTTAAGTATGTCACTTTGTAGAATAGCAGAGTTTGGCTCCCCCAAGAAAGAACCTTTTGATGATGTCCATGCATTGTACTGTTCGATGGATGGGGGCGTACCCACGCTTTTCCATTTCTTGTAGAAATAGTAAAAGCTTTTCTGTCTATCAATAGGGTCACGAACAACTGCAATTGATCTATACTCAAGTGCTTGCTGTTTTGTTATGATACCATTTTCTACCAAGTCTTGTAGTGTGAAATGATAGTATGCAAAATTAATTTTGTATTTGTTGATAACTTCTTTACTCAAAGTTGGTGGGATGTTAGAGTCTTCTACTGGCGTGTAGATTGCATCAGGGTCAGGAATATTCTTAATGAAGAATTCAGACAGACTACTACTTGCAGTCTTTGGTGTTCTTAGAAAGATTAATTTGTATTTGTGGCTTACGTACATTATATACCCTTATCATATGTTATGCTGTTTGCGTGTCCTGTCGATCCCCATTTATGATCAGCATACACCTTATCAGTTCCGTCATACCTCTTAGCACCACCAATATAAAATAGTGGGATAAAGTAGTGACTAGGCCATACGGTAAGTTGATGCATCCAATGAGGAACGTGACGTGACAAAAACAAATTGCCAGTTGATCTAAACGGCTCTGGGCTTAACTCTTGTGGAGTTAATATATGTAGTGTATCTATAACGTGCTTAACAAATTCGTTCTCTGGATTACATGCCATAATGGGTTGAATGAAGTTGTGTCTTCCTCTTTCGTTTTCATAACAAGAATATGCATGGTTTTCTGGTGAAGTAAACAACTCTTCTGTGTTCTCCAAGCAAGTCATATCAGCCTCAGGCCAAAACCCACCTTGCTCATATAATAGTTCGTATCTAATCAAATCAGACACGCCTGGCCACTTACCTGTGTTGTAATAGTGTTCGATAAGATGTTGGTTCTTCCATTTGCGAGACTTCAGCATAGTGTCATCGAATATAGAATACTTCCAATCAGGATGTTTGTCTCTCCAAGTGTGCATCCAAGTAAGTGGTGCTGGTTTGGGACCTATCCATATCTGACTTAGTTTCTTCTCTATCACTTCTGCACCCACCAAATAAAGTCATCTTCGACGTTCCATGAGTTTTCACCATAAAATTCTGTGACTGCTTGTGTTACTGTTGGGAAGTGTATGTCATGACCAAACACAACGCCACCTTTGCGTACCTTTTGATCCCAAGCTTTAATGTCTCGTAGGCAACCTTCATAACCATGATCAGCATCAATGAACACAAAGTCTAGTGTACCATCAGGAACCATCTTAGCCGCTTCTGTGGTGTAGTCTTTAATAATCATAGTTCTGTCAGGATTTTCTACTGAGAAAGACAACATATTGTCGTAGTAATCTTCATGCTTCCACGGATGCCCATTTTCTCCTGGCGTCCATTTCTCAGGTCCGTTATTCTCTGGTTGTGCTTCGTATAAGTCCACACCGATTAGATGTAGGTTAGGACAATTGTTAATAAGGTATCTATAATTAACACCATCGTGAATGCCAAGCTCTGCTCCACGTTTCCATCCGTTTGTATTTACAAATCTAGCTAATGTTTGCCATCTGTAAACATCACCACCATCATTACCGCGATCTCTAATTCTTCCCATAATATATCTCCATTTAAACGAAAAAAGGTAGACTTTCGCCTACCTCTTTATTTATGCAGATTATTTACCGCCCTTTTTCTTCTCACCTTTAGGCTTTACATAGGTGTGATCTGGGTCGATCATAGTTCTTCTAACAAAGCTTTAAGCTTTTTCGCTGATTTGCCTTTTACTTTGGCATCTTTCAAAGTGTCTTCGGCTTCGCTGTAAGTAGGTGTACCAACAACAACGATTGCAATCATGCCCATTGACTTATGTGGTGTACACTGATATAGATATACGCCTGGCGTATCAAATGTATATGTGTATTCTTTTGATAGTTTTGATTTCTTTGGGGCGTCCCAACCGTCTGGACCTGCAATAAATTCTACGTTATGACCTTTTGATGTTGGTAGCCAAGTGATTGTATCTCCAACTTCAATGCGTGAGATGTCTTCACTGTAAACCATTTTTGCACCATCGTCACGCTTGTTTAGCATATCAACGGAAATGTCTGAGGCCATCAATGATGTGGCTCCAAAGATAGTTGCAAAAATTACTGCGTAAAAATAAAGTGTTTTCATATTATATCCTAACTTGTTTTGTACATGTTGTGTTTGAATTCTGAGATTTCATTGGCTTTATCATTCATGCCCATATCTCTTAACTGTTTAATACTCATACAGTAACTACGATATTCCATTAGTTTTAA